AATTAAAATAAATGGTTAATTATATAGAATCAAGAGATTGTGATGAATGCCTAAAGCCATTCTGGGATGATCTTGATTCAGTTTTATGTGCAGATTGTTTAGATAAGTCTTAAATTACTGTTAAAATTTAAATATGAATAATATCCATCATTCTTTAGAATCATTAGGCATTGATATAGATAAATTAATTTTCTTAGAGGGTAATCCTAGAAAAGGAGATATAGAAGCTGTTGCAAAGTCTTATAAACAGTTTGGACAAAGAAAGCCTATAGTAGCCACTAAAGATTATGTTGTTATAGCAGGAAACCATCAACTTGCAGCTGCTAGGCAACTTGGATGGGATAGAATTGCTGTAGTTATAACTGATGATGATGAATTAACAGCTAAAGCCTTTGCATTAGCAGATAATAGAACTGCAGAACTTGGTTCTTATGATGATGATTTATTAGCTGATTTATTAAGTGAAGTTTCTAGTGTTCCAGAGCTTATGGACTCAACAGGATTTAGTGAGGATGATTTATTTGATTTAATTGGCTTTGATGAAATAGAGGAAAAAGATGAAATTCCTGAAGCACCAAAAGAAGCAAAAACAAAGCTAGGAGATAAATATCAATTAGGAAATCATATTTTAATATGTGGAGATGCTACAAATTTAGATTTATATGAACAAGAATGTGATATTGCATTTACAGATCCACCTTATGGAGTAGATTATGAGGGTGGAACAGCAGATAAATTAACAATTAAAAATGACTTAAGAGCTGATTTGCATGATTTATTATTTGATACTTTTACTAATATTTCTTTAAGAACTAAAGGAAATGTCTTTGTTTGTAGTCCATATAAAAATATAGATATATTTTCAACTATTTTTTATGATATTTTTTACTTTTCTACATTAATTGTATGGAAAAAGGATAAGCCAGTGTTGTCTAGAGGGCATTTTAATTCATTTTATGAGCTTATATTTTATGGATGGAATAAAAACTCTAAATCTAGTTATTTAGGAGATAATAAAGAAACAGATGTTTGGAATTTTGATAGACCAACAAAAAATAAGCATCATCCAACATCAAAGCCTGTAGATTTAGTTAAAAAAGCTATTTTATTATCATCTAAGGCTAATGAATGGATATTAGATCCATTTTCAGGAAGTGGCTCAACATTAATAGCAGCTGAGGAAACTAAAAGAAAATGTTATGCAATAGAGTTAGATCCTGCTTATTGTGATGTAATAATAGAGAGATGGGAAAACTTAACAGGGCAGAAAGCAGAATTAGTTAATGGTTGATATAAATAGCTTAGATATACCAGAACTCTGGGAAAGACAAACAGGAGAGAGTGCTAAGGCTTTTGAAGCTTTTGTTGTCTATAGAGATATGGAAAATAGATCTTATAGAGGGGTTGGGCAAGAATTAGGTAAAAGTAAGACACAGATTGAAAAATGGGCTAGAAAGTTCTTTTGGCAAGAAAGAATCTTAGCTTTTATTGATTATATGGATTTACTTAAAAGAGAGTTGCAAATAAAAGAGATTGAGGAGATGAATGAAAGACAGATTAGGGTAGCTAGAAATCTACAAGCTAAAGCAGCTCAAAAGTTACAGGGAATGGATTTATCTGAGTTAGATGCAGGAGATTTAGTTAGATTCTTTATAACAGCATCAGAATTAGAGAGAGAAGCTAGAGGAATGTCTAGCAATAATGTCAATATAGTTATGCCTCCAACTATCCAGATGGCTTGGGATTGGGAAAATAGACAAGAATAATGGCTCAAGTCATACAAGCTAAGCCACCTGCTTTACATGAAAAGCAAATAGAAGTATTAAAAGCACTTAAAATAAATAGATTTAATGTTTGTGTAGCAGGTAGGAGATGGGGTAAAACTAGCCTCAGTATTGTTGCATCTTTTGAAAAAGCTATGGCAGGAGAAAAGGTTTGGGTTATCTTTCCTGTATATCCTCAAGCTATGGATTCATTTAGAGTTATGAAATCACTTGCTAGGCAGTTTCCAGAGGAATATATAACAATTAGAGAAGTAGAGAAAAGAATTGAGTTTAGTAATGGTGGATCTATACAGATTAAATCTGCTGATAAGCCTGAGAGATTAAGAGGTGCAGGTGGATTAAGTTTAATTGTATTTGATGAAGCTGCTTATCAATCTAAAGAAACTTGGGAAACAGTTAGACCTATTCTTTCAGATAGTTTAGGACAAGCATTATTTATATCTACTCCTAATGGGATGAATTGGTTTTATGAGCTTTATGAGAATGCTAAGTTGAAAGATGATTGGAAAGTACATCATTATCCTACAGAATCTAATCCAAATATTAGACCAGAGGAGTTGTTTCAAGCCAGAGAGGAATTAGGCTCTCTTGTGTATAGTCAGGAATTTCTTGCAGAGTTTACAGAGGTAGGGCATATGTTTAAAAGAGAATGGTTTAAATATTATGATGTTATTGAACAAGATGATCCAGAATATATATTAGGAGATGAAGTTGTAAAACATAGTGAGTTATCTATCTTTGGCACTATGGACACAGCATTAAGTATTAAGGAGACTGCTGATTACTCAGTAATAATGACAGTTGGCTCAACTCCTAGTGGTAAGCTATTAGTTATGGATGTATTCAGAGCCAGACTAGAAGCTCCAGAGTTACTTCCACAGATAGAAGCAAAGATAAATGAATACAACATGTCTTGGTTGGGAGTGGAGGATTCTAGTTTTGGGCTTGGTATTATTCAGATGGCTAGGAGGCAGGGTTTGCCAATAAAGAACTTAAAGGCAGACAAAAGTAAAACTGCTAGAGCTGTACCTGCAGCAGCAGGAGTAGAAAATGGCTCTATATGGTTTTTGAAAAATGCTAAATGGCTTGTAGAATTTGAAAGAGAATTAACTAGCTTTCCATCCTCTGGATCTCATGATGACATGGTGGATGCCTTAGCTTATGCAGCTAGGTTTGGAATAGTTAGAAAGACAAATTGGAGTGTAACCTAATTGGGTATAGCAGATAATATTAGAGGTTTCTTTAGTAGTCAAGAAGTCAATACAGAGAAAAAAACATATAATAATTTTCCAACATCAAATATAGTTTTTCCATTTAATGCAGATGCAGGATATTTTAGTGGAGTAAATCAAATGAGCCCAGAGGGTAACTCTGCAGCTTTAGCCTGTTTAAATGTTTTAGGTACTGCATTTAGTGAGCCTCCTCTTAAAGTTTATTTAAAAACACAAGAGGGAGATGAGTATATTGCTAATCATCCTGCTCAAGAATTAATGGATAATCCTAATCCAAATATGAGTTCAAGTTTAATGAATAACTACATTGTTACTTCTATAGCTGTATCTGGAGATGCTTTCTTATTAAAACTAAGGAATGATGCAGGACAAGTAGTTCAGTTAGTGCCATTGTTACCAGAGATGGTAGAAGTTAAAGGCAATAATGAACAGCTTATAACTATGTATCAATATAAGCAAAAAGGCAACACATTAGAAATAATGCCTGAGGATATGATTCACTTAAGAGAAAGAATAGATCCTAGAAATCACAGGAGAGGGCTTTCTCCACTTAGATCAGTAATGGTTGAAGTATTAGGAGATGCAGCAGCTTCACAGATGGGTGCAGCTTTAGTTAAGAATACAGGTGTTCCTAGTGTTGTTATATCTCCAAAGAATGACTTATCAATGACAAGTGATGAAGCAGAAAATATTGCAGAAGTATTTGGTAGGAGATTTGGAGGAGAGAATAGAGGCAGACCATTAGTTATATCTGGTGGAGAGGTTGATATAAAAACTCTTTCTTTTTCTCCTAAAGATTTAGAGATAGGGAAACTTAGATACATTAATGAGGAGAGAATATCTGCTGTGCTTGGTGTTCCTGCAATCTTAGCAGGACTTGGCTCTGGACTAGAGAGAGCAACATACTCTAATGCTAAAGAGTTAAGAGAGTTCTTTACAGAACAGAAATTAATTCCAATGTGGAATCACTTTGCCAATGAATTTACTAAACAATTATTATTACAAGACTTTGAAGATAATAAAGCATTTTGCTTTAAATATGATTTATCAGATGTTAGAGCTTTATCACAAGATGAGGATGCAGAGATGCAGAGAATAGTTACAGGCTTTAATGCAGGGTTTGTAACTGTGAATGAAGCTAGACAAGCAACTCAATTACCTACTTTAGATAATGGAGATTACTTTGTCAGAAATATGCAAATAGCAGAAGTTCCTGTAGATGGCTCAGAAGTAACTATGTATCATG